TGGTATCAGAGCCATGTTTAAGGATTTAATTATCTTTAACAAATGTCATTAGAGAAATCTAAGGGACATAACTTTGATTCCGACCATTCGGAAGAACAATCACAAATAACCTTTTGTGAAAATGATAAAGGTTTCTGTGGAAATCTTTTGATAAATCAAGCAACTCTTAAACAGGTTAATAGGATTAACCTCGGGTTAAAAGTTGATGATGTTTTTAAAACTAGCAAACTTTGTCAGTTTTTCAAACGAAAAAATCAAATCTATTATCATGTCAGTACCAAGGAGGTACACGTTGATATAGTAGATACAAAAGGATCTGTTTATTTACCTCTTATCACGAGAGAAGAAGTAAATAACAACCTTAGACATCTGAAATCTGAAGTTAGATCTAAGATCAGTACAATCCATTTAGGAGCTGTAAAGATCTTAATCAAAGCAGAATTTCAAGCTGGTATCGATAGTCCAATTAAAATGGCCTTGATCGATAACAGAATCAATGATAGAAAAGATTGCATCCTTGGTGCAGCCAGAGGCAACCTTTGCTATCAAAAATTTATGTTTACTGTCTACCCTAAGTATGACATAAGCATAAAGACCAAAAATCTTGACCAAGTGTTGTCATTCGTACATCACTTCGAAAGAGAAGACCTAATGAACCCTGGTGACAAGGTGTTCAGTCTAACCTATTTGGTTGGATATGCTCTAGCTAATAGTGTACACTCTGTAGACTATAAGCATCAAGAATACATTGAGTTAGATCAAGTATTCTCAGAAGTAGGACAAATTGAAGAGAAGCAGTTCTCTGATATTAAACCTATGGATACTTCTTGGGCAATTGACATTGCTCGGGGGAAAAGGATTATGGGTAAAAACCTAAATCCTGAGGTCAAGGGTACAACCCTGCATGTTGGTTCATCTACCTCGGTAGCCAAACCAACCAGTGAGATATCTCTTATAGATATTTCCAACAAGATAGATGAGTTTGGAAACACTTTAAAGTCTATACTTTGATATGGTTCCTCCAAACACAAACGAGGCAACTCAGAAGCCTCACATCTATAAAAAAGGAAAGATCCTTACATTTAAGAAATTAAATGAAGGGATTGATAGAACAGATAGAACTTATCTTTTTAGTTCTAAAAGTTCAGGTATTGCTGCGGTGAATAATCATTGCAATAATATCAATCAAATCCTAGGTAGAACCTACTTAGGAACGGCGAAATTACTTAGCTATTTTGGCTTAAGTAAAGACCCAAGTGAAGACTTTTCTAAAGAACCTTCGGTTTTTAAGAAATTCTTCAAGGATATTCCATCCTCTTCAAATGAGGGGGAGAATGTGGAAAAAACTCTTGATAATCTTAAAGATTTGATAGAAAAACAAAATTCTAAGCTTAAAAACTTAGAAGAAAAAATTGACCAACTGGCCAAACAGACTCCTGAGAAGGCAGTCAATGATTTAAGGGATAACCTTAAAAAGAATCTTGAAGAAATCAATGACAACCTTAAGAAGATCTTAGGATGAGTCTTAAAGAAGTCAGTGAAGTTCTTGAGAAAATCAAGAAGCTTGTTGAGCAAACAGAAGCTTTACTTGAAAAAAGTAAAGAAATTGTTGAAGCCTCAGCAGCTAAAGTTATCAACGACATAACAGCTAAGCTGGAAAAATGTCAATGTAACAAAGAAATCTTAGATGCCTTAAAAGAAATTAAGGGTGAACCATCTAAAGAACTTGCTGTAACAGGCAAGGATGATCCAAAAGGAAAGAGTAAATCCTTTCCATTGGAAAAATATAGTTTTCCTAATTATCGTGTTGGGAATGCTGAATTAGGTTCCTCAGGAAATCCCAATGCCGTGGTATATCCTCCTGAACCTTGGTCAAAATAAGAATGACGAACTACATGAGAAATGTAGAGAAGTTCTTCTATGACAAATTCGAAGATGACCTTGAGGTCACCGACGAGAATTATCATATCCTTAATCATACTCTTATGCTTATGGATATGGAAAATGAAGATGATGCTAATAGCATTATCGAAAATGATCCCGAACTAAAGAAATTCTTTGGACATCCAGATCCTGAGAATTTGTTTGTTTTAGGAGATGAAGAAGTCTCTGAATGGAACACTGAATCTGAATCAGAGTTCGATGAGCTTATTCAAGATGAACCTCCTAGGAAAAAACCATCTGAAAGGATTTTTCCGGATCAACAAATGATTGATGCCTATGCACAATCAAGCTATACGAATCCTCGTACGCATCCTACTGCATACCAGGACGAAGCATATAGCAGAAGACCAAACTATTATGATAGTAAAGACATCCCGTCTTTCTATGATAAGAAGTTTAAAAGATCCGCCTTCGTGGGAAGCATGAGCGGAAATATGAGCGGTTCAGTACAAACTCAGTTTGGACTATCCCTCAACATTGACTGCTGCGGCAGCGCTGAAAGAAAGATCAAACTCGATCAATGGCTGAACGAGTTGAATCTCATGGTTCAGACCAACAAAGAGAAATTTGATACACCTAAAAAGGTTATCATTCTCGCTGAACATAAGTCCACAGGAGTTCTTCAGAACTTCATAAAACGGACAACATGGAATGTAGATGAGTTTTCTACATCTCAAATGGCTGACATACTTGCAGAAGCAGTATACGCCAATTTTCTTGGTATCGACTTCAGACAAAGCCTTGTCAGAGAAGACGAACAAATTATCAAGAAAGCAAAAGAAAAAATGTCTAAGATGACACTCTGTGACATCTGTTTTCTAGACAGTTTCTTCTGCGAATATGAAAGTGCATTTCATAGCTTAAAAGAAAGAGACGATTTCGTTAAATTCATTGAGCTATACTTTGCAAAAATACCTATTGTTGGTAGCAAAAGTCTAGAACGATATAAGTCTGAAAAGACAGTTGTTTTAGAAACTAGCATTGCTTATGCTGACAGAATCACCAGGGAAGAAATTTCCAAGGTCTGTGAGTTTAGCAAACAACAAAAAAGGTTAAAGAAATTCAACAAGAACTGTTGTGCAGGACTTGTTGAAGACCAAAACCTAGAATTTGGATGTTCCATATCCAAATCAAACAGGAAAAAGAAAAGCTTTTCTAAAAAGAAAAAGAAAAAATACTATAAGAAAAGCTATTCTAAGAAACGAGTTAGGAGTAAATTCCAACCTCGAAAATTCTTTAGGAAGAAGCCTCCTGGAAAGGAAAAATTCTGTCCTAAAGGAAAGAAATCTTGCAGATGTTGGATCTGCAGTGAGCAAGGGCACTATGCCAATGAATGTCCTAACAGACAAGCTCACCAGAAACAAGTAAACTTGTTTCAAGAAGCAATTCAACGGGGCCTATACCCTATTGAAGATCCCTATGAAGGTGAACATCATGTTTACGAATTCATAGTAAAAGAAGAACCTCCTGATACGGATAGTGAAACTACATCCTCTGATGGATCTTCTTCAGAAAGTTCAGATTCAGAATAACCATCAGCAGTTATCTCTGAATGCAACTAACACTAGTTCCATTTATATTTCTGGAAAATTAAAATTTCAGGGATATAAACAACTAGATCTTCACTGTTTTGTAGACACAGGCGCAAGCATGTGTGTTGCATCAAAACATGTGATTCCCGAAGAACATTGGGAAAACAGCTCGAGACAATTACTTGTCAAGACTGCAAATGGTATGATCACCATTAACAAGGTCTGCAAAAATATTGACATTATGATTGCAGATACTATATTCCATATTCCTACTATCTATCAGCAGGAAATTGGCATTGATTTACTCCTTGGTAATAATTTTCTGTTATTATACGGTCCTTTTACCCAGTATACTGACAGAATAATTCTTTTTAAGGAAAATCAACCGGTAATTATCGGAAAGGTTTCAAAAGCCTATTTACATGGTATGCCTGGATATCTTGATTCTATGAAAAAGAATTCTCGAAATCCAGTTCCACCACCGATAAATATCACATCTAATAAGATTGAAGATTCAAAACGTTTCTCTGTTTTGAAACTCCAACTTTTAGAGAGGGGGAGAGAGATAATCAATCGCAGGTTATTTCTAACCCAACAGGATCAGCTTTCGACAATTGAAAAATTGCTCGATGAAGTTTGTTCGGAAAATCCTATAGACCCTCACAAGTCTAAGAAATGGATGACCGCTAGCATCAAACTTAAAGATCCAAATACACTTGTACAGGTTAAACCCATGCAGTACTGTCCAGAAGACAGGAAAGAGTTTGCAGTACAAATCAAGGAATTACTTGATCTTAAGATCATTATTCCAAGCAAATCACCTCATAGATCACCAGCATTCCTGGTTGAAAATGAAGCCGAAAGGCGAAGAGGTAAAAAGAGAATGGTTGTCAACTATAAGAAGCTTAATGAAGTAACTTTAGGTGACAGTCATAATCTTCCAAATAAGGATGAACTTCTCACCCTTATTAGAGGAAAAACTATATACAGTTCCTTTGACTGTAAGAGTGGATTCTGGCAGGTTCTACTTGACCAGGAATCACAACTCCTTACTGCGTTCACCTGTCCTACGGGTCATTACCAGTGGAAGGTAGTCCCATTTGGACTCAAACAGGCTCCGTCTATATTCCAAAGACACATGAACAATGCGTTCAGGGAGTTTGAAGAATTCTGTTGTGTTTATGTTGATGACATCCTCGTCTTCAGCAAAAATGAAACGGAACACAGGAAGCATGTCATTGCTATCCTAGAACAGTGTAAAAACTTGGGAATCATCCTTTCCAAGAAGAAAGCACATTTGTTCAAAACAAAGATCAATTTTCTAGGCTTAGAAATCGATCAAGGCTCTCACAAGCCTCAGAATCATATTCTGGAACATATTCATAAGTTTCCAGATAGATTAGAAGATAAGAAGCAGTTGCAAAGATTCCTCGGGATCCTTACTTACGCTTCTGATTACATTCCTAAGTTAGCTCAGATAAGGAAACCTTTTCAAGCTAAACTTAAGAAAGATGTGACTTGGTCTTGGACTGATAGTGATACTAGTCTTATGATCAAGATCAAAAAGGGATTAAAGAGTTTTCCTACTCTTTATCATCCTAAAGAAGAAGATAACCTCATCATTGAGTGTGATGCTTCAGATAGCTTCTGGGGTGGTATCCTAAAAGCTAAAACAATCGACGAAGATAAAGAATATATCTGTCGATATACATCAGGTAGCTTCAAGCAAGCAGAATTAAATTATCATTCAAATGAAAAAGAAATTCTGGCTGCTATGAATACTATCAAGAAATTTAGTGGTTATCTTACACCAGTAAAATTCTTGATCAGAACTGATAATAAGAACTTTACCTTCTTTTTAAACACTAATCATAAAGGTGATTATAAGCAGGGAAGGTTAATACGCTGGCAAATGTGGTTTTCAAGGTATTCATTTACTGTTGAACATTTACCAGGTAACAAGAATGTTTTTGCAGATTTCTTGACCAGAGAATTCAACAACTAACGGCGTTTAGTTCTCCGGTTACTTTATCTCATAAATGGCTATAAATAGGTCTCTTGGGATCTATTAGCAAATCGCACAAACCATTCTATCTACTCTTCTCTCTTGCAGATTGTAGAAATGGACAATTCAGAAAGCCTCAGGCTCAAGATCTCCATCATGGAGAAGGAACTCGAGATCGAGAAGATGCGTCTTCAATATGCTCTGCTTATTGAAGAACAAAATCGAAGCAGCTTAGCTTCTGGCGATAAGCCTCTAAAAAAGCAGGCTGATGCTTTGCCCAAAAGCATAATAGTGTCTTCAACGACACAGCAAAAGGAAAGTGATAATCCTTGTTCCTCTGGATCAAAATTATCATCTAGTCCAGTGCAAACGGCATCTGGTAAAGACTCAACAAATCCGTTGAAGGGTGTGGCTTTCCCCAAAAGCCAAGAGAATCAGGTTCAATCCTCACGATTGATCTCTGAAAAACGAGAGATCTTAGACAAGTGTCAGTCCTCTCGACTGATCACTAAAATGAGTGATCAAGAGCTTAGTCTCAAGCCTAATGGCAGCAAAGACGAAAGTCTTAAAGGAATTATGGTTCCTAACACTGTTAAACATTATTATTGTGTTTTTAATGGTCCTCTTGCAGGTATCTATGAAGAATGGAAGAATGCAAAAGCAGCCACTGAAAACATTCCTAATGTTAAACACAAGAAGTTTAAATCACTTCTGGAAGCAAACGTTGCCGCCGGCAAATATGCTAAAGAGAACCCCTGTGAAACACCAAGGTTAATCTCAAGGGCTGACAGTCTGAAACCCATCACCTTCAGTGAAGTTATCAGACAACCAAAGGAGACGAAGGTCTCCTTAGGGAAACCAGTATCTTCCCAGCCACCAGCTCCTCCCAAGGAACAACACGAAGAGCTTTCTCTCGACGGTTTCCAGTATTGGTATAAAGCTGCTCGAGAAGCCGATGAAAGCAAGTTGGTCGATGAACAATTCTTCACCACCGACAATGCTAATCTTAGCTATTTTAACTTTGTTAAAAACGCTAACCCTGATCAGGTCTATGAAGCATTCGTCTATGGACTTGTCAGAACAATATATCCGAGTATTAACTTGCAGGAATTAAGGTCTTTTCCAAAGGACTTTATCAAGGCAGTTAAGAAATTCAGGACTAAGACTAGTTCTGGAAAAGCGGATAGAGATATATATCTCAAGGTATCAAGTGCAATTCCAGTATTCATCAATGGTGAAATTGCATACAAACCACATCATGTCATCCAGATTGGGTTCTCCAAGGATGTTCAGTATACACCTTCGAAGGTCATGCCTACGACTGTGGAAGCAAAGGATCTTATTGAATTGGCTAAAAGAAAGTTCAATAATGTCCTTGAAAGGGTATTTGAATTTAATGATGATAGTAAAGTCTTCATCAACTATGTTGATCACAAGGTTTTACTACATTCAAAGAAAGCAACTACCATCGGAGAAGAAGATGTTCAGAAGATCCTTCAACTCCGAAAGACGGTCACAAATCACCTTATCTTCAAGATTCACTTTGAAGACATTTGTGACTTAATAAAGAAGAAAGAATCATCTTTCTCTTGCCCACTCTGCAAAGCAACCGCACTGATTAAAGGAAGCTTGCAAGTTGGCACCAGCTCATCCGATGACTCACACCACATGGGAGATGACATTGGATTCGCACATATCTTCGGTGGTCCACCTGAAGACAAGCCGACAAAGTAAAGCAAAGCATCTACTTTTGCTTTTACTTTCCAGCTACCGCACTAAGGCTAGAGGCGACGTGGTCACTCTGGCACCCTTGCTTTTACTTTAATAATGTAACGCATTATTGTAAAGCAACGTCATGGCTGACGTATAAGCCCACTATCCAGATCCTTCCTTGGGCTATAAAAGGAAGTTACAATTCATTTGTAAGGGCAAGCTTTGTTTAGCCCATTCCTCTCCTCTCTAGTTTCTCTCTAAACCATGAGTGAGTAGTCTCCTTCTGGGGATGAAAGTTCAAGGTTCCTCTATGTAAGATACAGATATATGAATAAGAGTATATGCTTTGATTACTCTCTTCTCTTCATAGCAGTTATCTCTTCTCTTCATAGTAGCTTCTGTCTTTAATTCTTGTGTTCTGGAGTATCAACTTCCAGTCTTCTATCTTTAATTCTTCTGTTCTGGAGTATCAACTTCCATAGGCCTGGAGCCAGTAAATCTCCTTGATGTCCGGAAAGTAAGTACCGCTGAGGCAGGAGGCCGTTAGGGAAGTCGAGTACGGTTGGAGTATGGTTGGTATTGGGTTGTGACATACTCAGAAAGAACAGGTTGAAAAGAAGAGGAAGCTGGGTTGTGAAATACTCAGAAAGAACAGGTTGAAACGAAGAAGAAGCTAGGATTGAAGGTGAAGTTATGAGCTGGGATTGAAGGTGAAGTGTCTTCAAAGATATGTCTTATTCATGATATGCTTGTTTATCTTTACATATGAACTTGAAGCTTTCATTCCTAGGTTTTAAAAGAACTAAGGTTTTCTCACAAGGAAAACAATTTATCCACTACTAAGGCATTAATTTGCATATTGACTCAGTTCATTACTTTTGTCAAAAGTGGTTTGATCCGCATTCTGTACT